TTATGATAATAGTGTCGTTTTATCCTCAAGTAAATCATGCACTTTTTTTCTAAATATGTATGCCACGTAATCGAACGTATTTTGGTTTATTACTGAAGACGCCATAAGTAATTCATTCTTTGCACTAGGGTTAATTAGCGGTATACACGTTCCACAATAAAATTCATTTGTTTTTGCATTTCCTTCATGCAAAAAGCTTGACCTTTGACTGTATCCAATATTAGATAATACTTTTGTTATATAATCATTTGTATATTGAGAGCACAATGTCTCCACCTTTTTCCTGATTTTATACTTTACATTTCCGCATTCGGGGCAAATTTCCGCTTTGCGAGCTCCAATGTTTGATAAGGGCTCTAATGCTGAAATTAATAATGTGTTTAACATGTCTACGAAACCGGGGGAATTATACTCGGGATCATACACGGAATCTTTCATCATCTTCTGTGCACAATAAATTTCTTGTGCGGAATTGAGTAACAATCTCATTGTCTTTTTATAGCTATCATTATCCAAAATTATCCGGAATATATCAAAAAAATCTGGGATAAGTTCTGCATCCACGTCTTTTTTCTCGTCGTCAAAAAAGCAATCAATCCAATCTGGGTCATAATTGTTCCATTTGGTTTCCTCACATTCCACGCTTTTTTCACTTTTATATACGCACTTTAGCTTGAACAAAAAATTAGTATATGCGCAGAAAAGGTGCTTGAGGTAATTTATTTTTTGAGTAATTATATATTTTGCATCTAATTTTCCAAATGCGTTTATATTAAATCGTATTTTAGCGGTATTACCATTTTTAGCTAAATCTGATGTTAATAGTATATCATTTTTACACATTGTAGAGAAATGAATATCTTTTGTATAAAATACGGCTTCAATACCATATTTCTCAAAATTATTATGATTTGCAATCGCCTCCTTTAATGCACTTTCTACTATCTGCTTGGGTGCTCTCCCTTTTGTTGAAATAAAGATATTATTGATAAGACCGCTTTGTTTATAATCAAACCACATCGTTCCAAAATTGCAGTCTCCAACCTCAATTGTATTTCCTGTTCTGACGTTCATAAATTGCCAGCCCACTTGTATGGTTTTATTTATTTCATCATAAAATTTTCTTAATATTAAATTGCTTTCTTCCAAGCTTTTAGCTGATACATTTACCTTTATATCGGCGTCTTCCCATTCAAATTTTTTCATTTCTATTTGCCTCCGCACTTATTCATATGTGGCTATTTATTGCCGATATTATACCACAATCTTCCAATATATCAATAAGAGAAGCCCAGGGAGCGTTTAGCTCTCCGGGCTTCTTTTATCTCTCCCATTTCCCTTTTGCTATGTCCATTTCGCAGGCTACACCTGGATGGGCTTTCAGGGCGGCGCGGTAATCCTTGATTGCTTGCGCCCGTTCCGTTCCGGCAAACTTGATGCTTTCTATCAGCAGAGGATCTATGCCGTGGTCGTGGTAAACTTTCCAGAGGCAAAGAAAATAAAACTTCTTTTCCCCATATCGAACCTCGCGTTTGAGCGTGATTTTGAGATCATACGCGGCAGAATAGAGCTGTTGCATCCTTGCGAAAAGCTCCGTCCTGTAGCCCTGCATCTGCGCAATCTCCGCTTGCAGCTCTGCGATATATTTCTCCGTCTGCCGGTCCATGTATTGGCAGCGCTCAACGGTGTTGAGGGTGGACGGCTTTTCAATGTAGTTTTGTACACGCCGGTCTGTAGCGCGCCAGCTTGTCCAATCAATCACAGCATTTGCCACCTCTTGCCCGCGATTCTGTGGCTTATGAAAAAGCGGCTGCGGTTCTCTTGCGGCAAAACCTTTTCAATAAATTCCTGCGCCTGGTACGGATCCTCGAATGCCGCAATCAAACGAAAAAAGGTGGTTTCCGCGTGGCAGACAACGACAACCTCCCAGTTTAATTCTTCTTTCATGACGTCCCCTCTCTGCCGGCCTATCGCCCGACCGGCAGGGCTTGGCTCATGCGTTCAGCGCTTCAGCGCGGGTGTTGGCACTGTTGAAGCGCTCGCTGCCATACTTCCCCCGGATGTGGTCCATGCTGTAATGGCTCTTATGCCATTTGGCGCCGTCCTCGGCAAAGTGCCAACTCCAGAGCTTTTTGCTGCTGCTCCACCGGCAGCCCGCAGCTTTCAACTCGTCCTTGTGCTTCATGGTCTCGCCGCCGATCCAGAGCCAGCGCCCGCACAGTTCCACGGTCAGTCCGTTCATGTGCAGCAGCGCATTGATAATCTGAATGAAATCCTCCGGGGCCTCGGTGGTGGCCTGAGTCTTTCCGGTCTCGTCTTCCTCGGCGGCGGTGTTCTGGCCGCGTTTCAGGACTTCAAACCGGGCTTCATACTCTGCGTTGACCGCCTGCATGGTGGCGGTGTCGCCACCCAGGTCCGGGTGATACTTCATCGCCGCAGCCTTATAGGCCTTTTTCAGCTCGTCCAGCGTCTTGCAGTTGATGAAATACTTTGTCATAAGTCAGCCCTCCAATAATCAAATCTTCATGGGCTCCAGCCTATTACCGGACCGGAGCAGCGGCGCGGGAGTTATCGGGAAAGACCATCGAGCGAGGTTACCTCGTCAAGTAGTTGCCGCTGACTGTCGGAGCTGGTCCAAAACTCACCGCCTACGGTCAGGGTGTAATGCTCCGGACCTATGCGCTCGATTTCCCACCACTTCCCGGCGTACTCTCCGGATAGGACATATCCACATTTTGTAACCATGGGATTCCCTGCCTTTCTGCCGGCCTTTTGCCCGACCGGCGGGGCGATGTGTCAGGCGCAAATGGGACGGCCCGTGCTCCGGTAATACTGGCGTCCAAGTTCGCCATCCTCAGAGGTCAGAGACTGGAAAAGCTCCGCGCTGTCATAGGTGCCGGACTGCTTTACGCTCCAGATGCAACGATCCCAGCGTCCCCGGTGCTTCTCATACCGGTTCACGGCCTTGAAAAAGGCAATCACAGCGGACTGTTCCGCGCCGATCAGAGAGCAGGCACCCCGCAGTGCGTCCCAGCGGGCGGATTCCTGTGCGTCTAACTTCCAATAGCAGGCGTATGTTTCGCGGTCCCAGTCCTCAGAATAGTGTGATTTCAGGGTCTTGTTAAAGAGCTTCAGTTCCTCGGAGGCTGTGAATGCGTCGTTGGCAATCTGGCGCAGGGCTTCAATGTTGATTCTGTTCATGCTGTATCTCCTTCCGGCCTGTCGGCCTGTCCGCTGTTGTTTGGTTCATGGCGCAATCATAACGCTAGCGCCATGAAAATGTCAAGCGATTTTTTTCATTTTGGAGCAAGTCACAACACAAATGCAGCGTTTTTGTGCAAGTTGATCATGGCGCTAGCATTATGAAAGTGGTACACTTATTGAAATAAGAAAGGGGGCTTTACACGTGGCACTAAGCAAAAAGCCCGGCGAGACATGGCACGGCCATGTATCCCAAGAGGTCAAGACCAGATATGAAGCGAAGACATACAACAAAATTTTGGTCCGGATTCGACAGGACGGCACCGACGGGCTAACAAAAGACCAGATAGACGCCGCAGCCGAAGCGACAGGCCAGAGCGTCAACGCCTGGATTATTGACGCGATCAAAGACAAGCTATGAGCAAAGCCCCAGACGGTTTAGTGCCGTCTGGGGCTTTGCTTTTAATCCGGTGGAGTAGGGCGGTGGAGTACAAATTTTGCTGTTTTACTCCACCGGTGGATTAGGTGTATTAGGTGGAGTAGAATTTTCGGTACTCCACCGCTGCTAATTCGTTGCGCGGCAATGAACACGGGGTAATCCGGTGGAGTAGGTGTATTATATCTATATTCTTGATTATTAGAGTGTATAGAGGGTAATATATACACCCTGTACGCCCTGTACGCTCTCCCGCGAGAGAATAGGGAAACTACTCCTCTTCTCCACCTCTCCACCGCCGGGGGCTTTTGAGCATTGACGCAGGGCTGCCGGTGTCCATCTTTTGAGGTGTGCGATTTTGGGAGAGAGGACGCGCGGTCAGGTATAAAAAACGCGCGTACAATTGCGACTATATATTAGCAATACTTATATTACACACTAGGGCCATTCGCGCGGCTTGTGCGGTGGGCTGGATCATGGACAGCAGCCGCAAAAGGCAAAACGGCAAGTTTTAATCGGGCATTAAGTGTTTTTACTGTAATATCAGCGGCTTACGCTTGCGCTGTGTCTTTACTGTGTTGTCAGGTGGTGCTATTGGCCCCCAGGGCAATAGGCAATTCGTGCCGCTGGGCGCAGACGATACAAGCGGGCCTGCCTGGGGGCGCGGGGCAGCATGGCAGGCCAGTGCAGTGGTCTGTGAGGCGTTTGCCCGTCCGGAAGCTGATAGGGGGAGGGGTAGCGGAAAAACGGCGGGCCTCTCGCTGGCGGGGTAGGTGATATTCCACTCACGTATTCTGCGGCTTTAGGGACACGCCCCTGCGCTATGTTGCCTGCTCACGACGGCGCAAGCTGGCAGGGGGTAGCGGAAAATCAGGGGGCGGGGTTTTTGGAATCCCGGGTTCTCAAAATATCAGGACGCTTTGGGAGTAACAATATTATGCAAAATGTTTTAAAACGTTTAAAAAGTTATCAAAATACAAAAACAACTGGAAAATAGTGCTTGAAAGTGGATTTAAAAGTGATACAATACAGCTGAGAGTATATAAAACTTCTCTCCGCCGCCCGGGTCCCGTGGCGGTTGTAACGGGGAAATCCCCCTCGCTGAATTGGCGAGAAAGATATTCAAGAAAGGCGGCGTAAGCATGGCAAAGAAGAAAAATACTGGACAGCGAGACTATGCAACCGCCGACTTGCTGAAAGCAAAATGCGACGAGTATTTCAGGACGTGCGATGAAGACGGCGCTCTGTATGGAGAGGCTGGCCTTGCGCTGCACTTAAACGTCACGATTGAGACACTTCGGCGTTGGTACGACGGTAAACGCTGCCCGGATTTTCAGGAGACCGCGCAGATGGCCTATCTGCGCATTCAAAACCAGATCGAGACAGATCCCCGCTATCAGGAAAAGGGCATGGTGACCCGTGGAATTTTCCTGAACAAGCAACCCCGCTTTGGCGGGTATCAGGACAAGGTTGAGGCGCGGCAGGACATTTCCGTGAACGTGAACATGGGCAAGGGAATGGACGATTCGGACTTCAAGTAACGGAGGGACGTCATGCGGATTTTGGAAATCGGGGTTCTGGCGTGTGTTTTTGCCGTACTGATCGCTTTGCTTGTTTTCATGCTGTGCTACATGCGCCTGCGTTTGGCTGAGATAAAGGCCGCGCACGGCACACCCAGGGGTGAAGTCAAGGGACCCGAGGGCATCGAAGTAATCAAGCCTGCTCCCGGAAGCGTAGACGAGGGCGTTGAAAATATCATGACATACGGCGTGAAAGCGAAGACAGGTGATTCGCTGTGACCGTGCAGGACGTGTTTGACAAGGCTATTCGCCTGATGGATGAACAGAACGAATCCACAGGCGCAACTGCTACCACCGACACGAAAGAATATCTGGTAAGAACGCCGGATATTCTGGATTCCATTCTTGCGAGAGTGAGTCTGGCAGTCGGAGAACCTTACGTTCGCGTAGCAGCGCCGGGAGACAAAATTGAGCTTGCCGATGCTGTTGTGTCTGGGGTGCTTCCCTACTATCTGGCGTCGGCACTGATTGCCATTGAATCACAGGACAGCAACCTTGCCGCTTATTTCAGCAGCACCGGAGACGCGGTACTTTCTGTCATTGCAACACGGATAAACAAGGCAGAAGCCGCGCAAGTTGAGGACGTATACGGCGGCATTGAGTATGGGGAGTTCGCGGTATGGTGACGGGGGGCTGGTATACTTGCCCCTGCTGCCACCGGAAGCTGATTAAGATAGGCCGTAACTCCACAATGTATCGGGTTCCGGTGTATTGCAGGGTTTGCAAGTCTGAGTGGTTCCCGGCCATATGGAACGGCAGAGAACTGGAGGCCGGAAAGTCATTCCCCCTGACAGGGGAGAAAATTTCATAACAAGCTAGAGCGTTCAACGCCAGAAGTAAGGGGGAAACCCCTGCTTTTGGCGCTTTTTTATTAGCCACGCGCGGCAGACCAGCCGCGAGAAATACAAACCGGCAGACCAGCCGGGGAAAGGTGATTTCATGGACGAAGAGAACAACACCCCCGCCGAAGAAAGCACGCCGACCAGCGACGCATTTCTGGATGGATGGGGCACGGACGGCGCGGAAAGCTCCGAAACCCCGGAGGCTGAAAGCCCGGAAAGCAATACCGACGAAACCCCGGAACCCGAGACGCAGGAACCCACTCAGGAGGCAGCTGCTGAAAAGCCTGACGCAAGCGCGGCGCCGGAGACGCCTCCTGCAGAGAAACCTGAAAAACCCGTAGCACCTGCGCCGGAGGCCCCTAAGACATGGACACTGCGGCATCTGGGTGAAGAAAAGGCCGTTAATGAGCAGGAGATAACCACTCTTGCCCAGAAGGGTCTTGACTATGATCGGGTACGGGAGAAATACGACGCGGCGAAGCCGGTCATGGAGATGTTTTCGCAGATGGCGAAGCAGTCTAATATGACCGTCGAACAGTACGTTGCCTTTGTGCGAACGGAGGCCAAGAAGTCCTCCGGCATGAGCGAGGACGAGGCAAAGCGGGCTGTCGATCTGGAAGACCGCGAGAGCGCCGTTATGGCAAAAGAGGCCGAGGAGGCCGAAAAGAGGACCGCCGCCCAGCAGGGGGCACAGACGGGAAATTCCGCAGAGGAGCGGCGAAACGCCGATATCGCGGAATTCCAGAAGACATTCCCGGATGCGGCAAAGGACGCAGACGCCATTCCACAAGAGGTCTGGGACGCCGTAAAGCAGGGGCAGCGGTTGGCTGTTGCCTACGCTCTGTGGCGGGAGAAACAGGCTCTTACGGAGGCGGAACGAGTAAAGCAGGAATCCGCTGCAAAAGACCAGAACACCAAAAACGCTGGTCGTTCTACCGGCAGCATGAGAACCGCCGGTGCGGAGAGTAAAGCCAGCGATCCGTTTTTGGACGGCTTCGGTTCCTGATACAAGCGTCCTCTCCGTGTCCCCATGACGAAAGAGAGGATTATTTATGGCAATCAATTACGCAACCAAGTACGCGACTAAAACCGCGGAACGATTCAAGAAAGCGTCCATCACAGATGCGGACTGCGGCCACGACTACGCGTTCGTCGCCCCCAACAGTAAGACCATCCGCATCGGCTCCGTGAACACCGTCCCCGAGACAGAGTACAACCGGACCGGCAGCAATCGTTTTGGCGAGGTGCATGATGTGGGCGACACCTTGCAGGAGATGACCTGCGAGTGCGCCCCCGCGTTCAGCTTCACCATTGACGAGCTGGATGGAACGGATCAGGCCATTGAAAAGTCTGCCGGCAAGGCTCTGCGGCGCCAGCTGGACGAGGTGACGATCCCCGGCATGGATAAGCGGCGTATCAAAAAGTGGAGCATGGGCGGAAATATTCAGATTTTGGAGACTACCGAACCCACAAAGTCCACCATTGGCGGCTTGATTATCGACGCAGGCGCAGAAATGACGGACGCACTGGTTCCTCTGGATAACCGGACGCTGTACATCGGAACAAAGTATTACAAGCTCCTGAAGCAGAACCCGGATTGGCTGGGTGTGGAATCGCTGGGCAAGGAGGCGCTGACCAAGGGCGTCGTCGGCGAGTTCGACAACAACAAGGTCAAGTCAATCCCCACCAGCTATATGCCCGCCGGTGTGTACTTCTTCATCAAGTACAAGGGCAGCACGGTTGACCCCGTGAAGCTCCAGAAGTACGACATTCTGCCCAAGGTGCAGGGTTACTCCGGCCCCGTGGTGCAGGGCGTAACCTACTACGACGCATTTGTGCTGGGAACCAAGGGCGACGGCATTGCCGTGTGCGGCAACGCCACCGCGATTCTGGCGGCTCCGGTTATGGCTATTGCAAGCCATGCCGTCACCATCACCGCAGTTTCCGGCGTGGTGTTCAAGTACACCGTGGACGGAACAAACCCCCGTTATTCCACCACCGCCGAAACCTACACCGCTCCCGTGACGCTGACCGCAGGCCAGACTATGCGGGCCATTGGCACGAAGGACGGCTGCGTCGGCATCGAGGGAACAAAGGCATACGAGTAATTAACAGAATCAGGGGGCCGCAATGGCCCCCTGATTGGGATATCTGGAAAGGTGAACGCATTGGCATACAAAAATTTCAGTAAAGCGGGCGGCGTGTTCAATATGAACTTTGGACACGCCAACGAAAAACAAAAGCAATTTTACCAGGCCCGTGAACTATACGTATGCTACGGCGGCGCGAGAGGCGGCGGCAAGAGTCACGCAATCCGCGTAAAGTCCGTAGGCGGTGCGCTGACCTATCCCGGTATCCGTATTCTAATCATCCGTAAGCACTACCCGGATATGGAAAACTCCCTGATAACGCCCATCATTCAGATGGTTCCCATGCAGATCGCAAGCTACAATCAGCAGGCCCACATGATGCAGTTTGCCAACGGCTCCACCATCAAATTCGGACACTATGACACCGGTTCAGACCTTGAATACCAGGGGCAGGAGTTTGACTGGATCTTTATTGATGAAGCAACCCAGTTTACAGAAGCCCAATTTCGCATTTTGGGCGCCTGCCTGCGTGGTACATCCAGCATTCCCCGGCGCATGTACCTTACATGCAACCCCGGCGGAATCGGGCATCTGTGGGTAAAGAGGCTGTTCATTGATCGGGAGTATAAGACGGGAGAGCGGGAAGAAGATTACCGCTTTATTCAGGCCACGGTGGACGACAACCCGGATTTGCTGAAAGGCTCCCCCGGATATCTGAATATGCTGGACACGCTGCCCGACGATGTGCGCCGCGCATGGCGATACGGTGACTGGAACACGCTTTCCGGCATCTTCTTCCCGGAGTTCCGCAGGGAGTCCCATGTAATAACCCCGTTTGTCCGCGTCCCGCAGGAATGGAAGAAATACAGGGTGTTCGACTACGGCCTTGATATGTTCGCCTGCCTGTGGATTGCGGTTGATTTTGACGGGCGGTGCTACGTGTACCGCGAGGTGCAGCAAAGCGGATTGATTGTCTCTGCGGCCGCAGCCCTGATGAACAGCCTGACGCCGCCCACGGAGAGGATTGAATTTACCATAGCCCCGCCCGATATGTGGAACCGGCAGAAGGACAGCGGGCGGACCATGGCGGAAATCTTCATGGAAAACGGCGTTGGCATAATTAAGGCCAGCAACAACCGGATTCAGGGCTGGATGGCGCTGAAGGAGCTTTTGAAGCCCATGTGCTCCGATAAGGACAAGCCCGGGCTTCTGGTAACAAATGAATGCGTGGGGTTGATTCGGAACCTCCCATCCATTCAACACGACGAGAAAAACCCCTCCGACTGCGCCACGGAGCCTCACGACATTACGCATATTTGCGACGCCTGCCGTTATTTTGCGGTCACCCGCGTGCTGGGAGCGCAGAAGATGGAAACGCAGGAGCCGGAGGAATTGGGCGACTCCGGGACGGATTATGACGAGGAAATGACCGGCGGAGAGTGTGACACTTCCTATCTGAGCTACGGAGGGTAACGATGGCGAATTCCATTCTGACAATTAAAAAGTTTCTGGGGCTGAATGAGAACCCGGACGGAGACACCAAAATCAAAAACGGTGAATTGTCAGAGCTTCGGAATTTCAGGATCACCATGGACGGGCATTTACAGGTACGGCCCGGAAGCGCAACGGTTCTTGACCTGCGGGCTGCATGGGATGGGTGGTGCGCCGTTCCCGGCAACACACCGCCCACGGATGCACCGGCGTTTTCCGGGGCGTGGAGCGGGATTTTGGGGGCCTCTGAGACGCTTTTGTGTGCGTTCGGCGGCGTGATTTTTAAAGTGAATCCGTCCGATTGGACCTCGGCGGCTGTCGGGACCTGCACGCAGGATAAAACCTCATTCTTCGGATTTGGCGGCAAAGTGTACCTGCTGAACGGGCATGAGTACAAGGCGTGGAGCGGAGCCGCCGGAACGAATTTTTCAGATGTCGCCGGGTACGTCCCTATCGTCCAAACCGCCACTTCCCCGTCCGGTGCGGGTACAACTCTCCAGCCGGTAAACCGGCTGACCGGGCTGCGCAAGGTAAAGTTTTCCCCCGACGGTACGGCCACGGCCTTTCAGCTGCCGGAGACCGGCATTTCCGCTGTTACCGAAGTATCCGGGACCAGCGTTACTTACACCACGGATTTGACCGCCGGGAAGCTGACGTTTGCTAGCGCCGTCGCAAAGGGAACCAACACCGTCACCGTCACCTACCGAAAGGGAGACGGCGCACGGGCAGAAGTCACAGGAATGCACTTTTACGAGACATTCAACGGCAGTACGGATACCCGTGTTTTTCTGTATGGAGACGGGACCAACAAGACGATCTATTCCGGTCTTGACTACGACGGAAACCCGACAGCTGAATATTTCCCGGACCTTTACGAGATGTCGGTTGGCGAGAGCAACACGCCGATCACGGCGCTGGTTCGCCATTATTCCCGGCTAGTCGTGTACAAGACCAACAGCGTTTATTCCTGCCAGTACGGTATCGCCACTCTGGACGATTCCAGCACGACGGCGGCGTTTTACTGCACCCCCGTAAACCGGGAGCTTGGAAATGAGGCCATGGGGCAGGTCCGTCTTGTGGAGAATAACCCGCTTTCTCTCTGTTCCAGCAGCATTTACGAGTGGAAATCCACGTCTTCATCCGGGAATCTGGTTTCGGACGAGCGGACCGCAAAGCGGATCAGCGACCGGGTGTGGGTTACCACCAGCAAAATGAACCTTTCCGAAACCGTGACGTTCAATGACCGTGACAATTATGAATTTTGGTTTTGCCGCGGTAACGACGCTTTGATTTTAAACTACTCGAATGATGCGTGGTATCGGTACAGCGGTATTCCGGCGGCGCTGGCGCTTAAGCGTCATGGAAAAGTGCTTGCCTTTAGTTCTGACGGAAAGGTTAGACACATATCCAGACAGTACCGAAACGACGATGGGGCCGCCATTGATGCACGGGCGGCGACCGGCTCCATGGACTTTGAAAAAGAGTGGATGCGGAAGTATTCCACGCTGGTGTTTGTTTCCATTCAGCCGGAGGATGGGGCGCGGGTGCTGGTTACCGCTGAAAGCAACCGGCGCAGCGATTATCCCGAAAAGGTTGTCTCCGCAAATATGGCGACTTTCCTACACGTGGATTACAACCATTTTTCGTTTAACACAAACCGCAAGCCGCAGGTAAAGCGGATCAAGCTGAAGGTGAAAAAGGCGACGTTTTACAAGCTGGTGTTTGAGAGCAACAGCGCCACGGCGACGGCCACGGTATTGCAGGCAGATGTGCAGCTTCGGTACTCCGGGAATGTGAAATAGGCTGGAGGAACATATGAGGATTACCTATAAACCGACGCCGCAGAGCGTCTACAAGGACTATCGCGCCGGGTTGGATTTCAATAACGGGATCGAGCTGTACCGGAATGTGGAAACCAACGAGAATTTTTTCATCGGCAAGCAGTGGGAGGGCGTGAAGTCCAACGGGCTCCCTACGCCTGTATTCAACTTCTTAAAGCGCGTGGTGCTGTTCTCTGTTGCCAACGTGTCCACGGACAACCTGAAGCTCCACGCGGAGAATATGCCGTCTACCGGTGAGCGAGACCCGCACACCATGGAAGTCCTGACGGACATCATCAACGATCAGTTTTCAAACATTTTTGAAATGAACAACATCGGTTCCAGCGTTCGGGAGTTTGCCAGGAACGCGGCTGTGGACGCCGACGGCTGCACGTATACCTACTGGGACCCGTCAACGGATATCGGTCAGACGGCAAAAGGCTCTATTTGCACGGAGGTCTTGCAGAATACGCAGATAACCTTTGGGAATCCCAACAGCCGCGATGTGCAGTCCCAACCGTTTATTATCATTGACCGGCGTATGCTGGTGGAAGACGCGATCGACCGGGCTATTGCCAACGACGTTTCGGAGAGCGACGCTGAAAGTATGATTCAGGCGGACGATAAGGAAAACCTCTCCGACAGCAATCTTGACCGGCTGGGCGGCGGGAAAGTAACGGTTTTGCTGCGCCTGTGGCGCGACAAGAAAACAGGAACCATTCACGGGTATGAATGTACAAAAGACTGTGTTGTGCGCGAGGAATGGGATCTTGGTATCAAGCTGTATCCGGTTACCTGGATGAACTGGGACTATGTGCAGGACTGCTACCATGGACAGGCCATGATTACGGGCTTGATTCCAAACCAGATTTTTGTCAATAAGCTTTTTGCCATGAGCATGATTTCCCTTATGACGCTGGCATATCCGAAAGTGGTATTTGACCGCACGAGAATTGTGAAATGGGACAATCGGGTCGGCGCGGCGATCGGCGTGAACGGCTCCGTTGAAAACGTAAGCAAAATTGTAGACCCGGCCACGATCTCCCCGCAGATTGCGCAGTTTATTGATCTGGCTGTTTCCTACACGCAAAAATTTCTCGGCGCGTCTGACGTGGCAATGGGTGACACAAGACCGGACAACACCTCCGCCATTATCGCCTTGCAACGGGCGGCGGCGACGCCTATGGAGCTGACGAAGCAGAACCTTTTGCAGAGCGTGGAGGATTTGGGCCGTATTTACATGGAATTTATGGGCGAGTATTACGGGACACGGTTTGTTCAGATCGCAAACCCATATGACACCGACAAACTGGTTATTTCCTTTGACTTCTCTATTTTGAAAAAGCTGCCGTTCCAAATCAAGCTTGACGTGGGTAATTCCTCTTACTGGTCGGAGATCGCAAGCCAGCAGACGCTTGATAACCTGCTGATGAATAAGCGTATTTCCACCGTCGAGTATTTGAAGCGACTCCCTGCCGGGTCAATTACTGACCGCGAATCGCTTATCAAGATTATGCAGCAGACGCAAACACTCCCCGATGGGACAATTCCTGATAGCCCGCTTTTGGGAGGGGCGGGGGCCGAACAGCCCCCCTCCCCCGACAGCGGAATACCCGTGATAGGTGGACGCGGGAACCACGAACTGCAACGGAAAATCAATGAGACGGGAACGGTCCCGCAGGCGATGTGAGGTGAAGTGATATGGCATTGACAAAGTTTACAAAAGATATGCAGGTCATTCAATCGCTGGACGATGAACCCAACGACGTAGGCGGGCTGACTGCGGCGGAGCTGAAAGCCAAATACGACGAGGCCGGCGAGGCCGTCAAGCAGTACATCAACGAGACGCTGACGGTTGAAGTTGACGCCAATAAGGCCGACAAATCCGAGCTGCAGGATATTGTCCTTGGACAGATACCAGATGGCACGATCACGAAAACCAAGCTAAGCAGTGAGGTTCAAGCCTCTGTTGATAAGGCGGATGGTAGTGTTCAGAAGTCTGATAAGGCCACCACTGAAGAAGCAATCGCCGGGGTTGACGACATCAAGTTTATGACCCCGGCAAAGACGTCTGATGCAATTGCTGCGAAAAAAGCAACTACTGAGGAAGTAGCTGCCGGGACGGATAATACGAAGTTTGTTACTCCTGCCTCTGTGCTTCAGTCTCCCGCTGCTGTTACTGTAAAAGACTGGGTTGAAGGTGTTCGTAAAAAGATAACAAGCAGGGGTCCGTTCAATATAAAGTACGACATGGACACGCTTACAGCAGTGACTCCTCTTGCATCTAACATGGTTGTCGTTTCTTCAATAATTTGTGGTGATTACGCAGTAAGCCTTGTTAGAACCCCTAATGCCTCAAACTATGATTATAACATATACTATTGCAACTTAACTACTGGAGTAATAACTGTCCTCTTAATTCTTTCAAATGTGTCGTCTTTTACAACACCCTATTTATACCCAGTATATGGAAGCACAGACTCTTTTACGTGTATGAATGGGACATCGGGTTATTATGTTGTGACAACGTATAGAACAAAATCCTCCACAAGTTTCAGCACCTCATTTGGCTACCCCTACAATGCTTTCAAATATGGATCAAGCTATGCAACATTTACTTGTACTGCAAGTAGTATATATGCTTTGGGAAGATCAAGCACCTATGCTAACATTACTGCCACAGGGGCAAAACTGTTTCACTCAGATAATGACGGAGTTTATGCCTTAGTATCAAATTCGACCTCATTTGGTAGTGCCAGTTGGTCAGTTTCAAAGTATCATGCTACTTCTACTGACGGCGGCAACACCGTAACTGCTGTTGTATGTGATTCCGTCTATGCCATAACTCCACCGGCTGGATGGACCTATATGGGCGCCAATCTGCCTGTGGTAAAAGATGGGTATGCTTATATCCTTTTCACGATGGCCCCAACCACAACCACAAGTTCTTCAACCGTGGCTGTATGTAAAATGAACCTATCAACTGGTGCATATACATTTTCAGCACAAGTAAATGCTATAAATTCTAATTCACTGGCTGGCTTTGGAGCCTCTGATAAGTACGCTTTCTTCTCTTACTACGGGACGACCGGGGTAACAGTCTTTGTGTCATTAGATACAGGAGAAGTGTATAAGGTGATACAAAGGCCGTATGCTAACGACAGTACTGCGTGGTCATATTTTCAATGCGCATTGGCTAGGATTCAATGGGTTGACGGTATACCATATGACAATACGGTTCTTGTTGGTGATGACTTCAAAACAGTCATTGCTGTTATTGATGATCTGTCAGCTGTGTTTTCAGAATTGTACCTTAGAGGAATTGCAACTAATTATGGCGTAACATTAGGTGATTCTGGTGGAACTGGGTACCCATACGGACTTCCGGTGAATATAAGATCGGGAGTAGATGATCCATTAAAAAGGTACTATTCTGTCAACGTTAGAAATGATAATTCCTACACATTCAAAGGATCGTCCTGCTCTTTTATTGCACCTTTTGGAGGTTCTACCCACGTCATAAAGCAAGCACCTTGTTCAAGAGCCGTATCCCTTGAATCCGTTTAATGGAGGTTTGTTATGGTTTATGTAGTGCGCAGATCAAATGGGCTTGAGATCTATTATGATCAAAAGTCTGCACCGGAGGAATCCATTGCGGTTGAGTCTTTTCCAGAGTATCCGAGTGATGGGAAAACTTATAAGCTGGTTTTTGGGCGCGATACAAGAGAACTTTGCTACGAGGAGGTTGTCACCACTGAACCGGAGTCGCCGCTTGCAGATGTGCAGGCCGCGAAGCTGACGGAGGTCAACGCCGCCTGCGACGCTGCCATCACCGCCGGGTGCGACGTGACGCTTTCCGACGGCACGGCGGGACACATCAGCCTGTCAATCCCGGATCAAATCAACCTTTCAACGGCGCAGGAGGCCATTAAGGCAGGCGGGACCGGCTACGCTTACCATCTGGACGGGGCGCTGTGCGAAATCTACCCGGCGGAGGACATCGCCATCATGGCAAAGGCGGCGACCACGCACGTCCTATATCACCAAACTTATTGCAATCATGTCCGGGCGTGGGTCAAGCGGTGCGAGACGTCGGTGGACGTGGAAGCTATCGCCTACGGCGCGGTGCTGCCGGACGATCTGGCGGCGCACATGGCCACGGTGCTGGGAGGCGGAAATGCGTAAGGTCGGGGACGTGATTCTCAGCGGGCTCCTGGGCTGCTTCGTTGGGATTACATACTTTCTTATTGAGGTGGCGTGGAAAACAGCACAGGGTCACCCGGAGGGCATCAGTTGGACGATGCTGGTGCTGGCCCTGTTGCTGGGCCTTGTCATGGAGCGAATGGGCGCAGAGATGCCGTGGCGGTGTCCGATTTGGGCACAGGCCATTCTGTGCGGCCTTGCCATCACGGCGGTGGAGTTCGTGGCCGGGTGCATCCTGAATCTCTGGCTGGGCTGGGGCGTCTGGGACTACACCGGCATGTGGGGCAATCTCTGGGGACAGATTTGCCCGCAGTTTGCGGCCCTGTGGTGCCTTGTGAGCGGGCCGGTGATCGTGGGGCTGGACTGGATGCGGTACGCGGTTCGGGGCGGCGAGAGGCCGCATTACAAGTGGAAATGAAATAACTCGATGTAGCGGGTACATAAGAAAGGAAAAGCGATTATGAATAGCAATGCTTTGACCAATGTAAAAGCGGGAATCACCGCGCTTTTGGCGGCGCTTACGGCCTTCTGGGGATGGTTTGGTTGGCTGGTACTGGTTTGGGTGGGTATGATGCTGCTGGACTGGCTAATTGGCAGCGCGGCAGCGGCCAAACAGGGAAAATGGAGCAGTGCGAAGCTGCGGGCCGGTGCGTGGCACAAGGGCGGCGAAGTTGTAATTGTTATCGTTGCGCTGGTGGCGGACTGGTTGATTGGTCTGATTGTGGCCAATATTCCCGCCATTACACTTCCGTTCCAGTACACGGTGCTGCTAACCCCGCTGGTAATTGTCTGGTACATCATCGGTGAGTTGGGATCGCTGGCGGAACACGCTGTTACGTTTGGCGCGCCGGTGCCTGAATGGCTAGTACCTATGTTGGAGGCTGGGAAAAAGGCTGTGGACACAGCGGGGGACAAGCTCATTCAGGAAAAGAAATAATCTGTAATCCAGCCGCCGTGGGCGACAACCACATAAATTTTATTTTTAAAAAGGAGTATACATCATGGGAAATATCATCAATGAAGTCAACAAGGTTATCGGTAGCTATACCGCGGGTAAGAGCACTCTGGAAGAAACCAACATCGCCTTGGGTGACCTCGGCAGTGACCTGCGGCTGAATCCCGGCAAGAACGAACTGACTGAAGCGGAGATCGAGGAAACAATCGTTGGCGAAACTCCCTCCGAGGCTAACGGTATGGGTCTGCTGGACACCGGGACCGGAACCCTGGACAAGGTGTATGTCGAGGATGGCGAGCTGGTGGACAACGACGTGGGCGAGATGTATGCCCTGTGCATCATCGGCGGCAAGGTCTACCACGTCGAGGGAAACACGCTGACGGAGTAAGGAGGCCAAGGCATGACCAACGATCAGAAACGCGCCCTCGTCCTCAAGTGGGCTGAAAGTCAGTTGGGCGTAATCGAATGGCCCGCTGGTAGCAACAAGGTTAAGTATAACGACTGGTATTATGGAAAAGTCGGGTCCACTGGCGCATGGTGCATGGCGGAGGTCCAGTGGGTATTTAACCGTGCGGGGCTTCCGCTTCCGGTGAAGACGGCCGGTTGTACAACGCTGTCCTGCTACGCAAAGCAGCACGGCCAATGGGTGACGAAGGACTTTAAGCCTGGTGACATCCTGTTCATGCACTGGGGCAAGGATGCTAATGTCACGGAGCATGTGGGTATCGTCAAGCAAGTTCAGAAGACCTACGTTGTGACCTATGAGGGCAATACGTCCCTTGCGTCTCAGGCAAACGGCGGCTGCGTCATGGAGCGCAACCGGGCGTATGCCAATATCACCGGGGCGTATCGGCCCTGGTACAACGCGTAAACAAAACAACAGGGCGGGGCACTGCCCCGCCCTTATTTTACAAGAAAGGTGAATACGCGATGAGTTATGACGCAAACAAAAACTACGCGCAGGAAATTAAGAACGCTATTTCCAACGGCGCGTCCTCCGTAGAAGTCGCACAGTTGCAATCAGAGCGTAACGAGAAGATTGCCGCCAACAGCGACCACTATTCTTCCATCGGAGTCTCCGCAAATGATGGCTACGGGCGGGCCGCGTCGGACTATCTGTCTTCCAACGATGCTGCGAACAATTATCTTGCTGCTAATAGTGGGCAGGGAGGCGGATCATCCGCCAGCAGCGTTCAGTATTCCAACGGTTCTTCTGGAACCAGTGATTATTCGCAGTATTTGAAGGATATGTATGCCTCTCAGACGGCCTCTCAATTGGCGGCTCTGAAAAGCTCATACGATCAGAATACGGCGGATTTGCAGACGCAGGCGGATAAGATTCCGCAGACCTACTATGCCGCGCGGAACGATGCGGCGGCTCAGAATGAGGTTGCGAAACAGTCTTTCAATGAGTACGCGGCGTCCCGTGGGCTGAACACCGGCACATCCGGGCAGGCGGCGCTTGCCAATTCGGCAGTGCTGCAAAAGAATCTTTCAACGATCAGCACCAGCGAGGCGGACGCGCTGAGTGAAAACGCGCTGGCGGCTCAGAAGTTGAAAGCCCAGTATGATTCTGCTATCAATCAGGCGCAGGCCAGCGGTGATACTCAGCTTGCACAGGCGCTTTATCAGGAATATGTGAGACAGACAAACGCTCAGACGGCGGCGCAGGCTGCCGCGCAGGAGCAATCCAACTGGGAAGCGCAGTTTCAGTCACAGCAACAACAATACGCTGACAGTCAAAACCAGTGGCAGCAGGAGTTTGAGTATAGTAAGACCAGCGACGCGCAGACATACGCTAACAATCTGGCGAAAACGATGCTCAGCATGGGCGTGATGCCGGATTCATCGACGCTGTCCGCAGCCGGTATTACCACGTCGGAGGCGCTGGCTATGAAGCTGACGGCGCTGCAAGACCAGAGTACAGAGACTACGGTGAAAAAGTCCAGTGTGCAAAGCAGCGGGAGTGGCGCAGGCAGTGGGAGCAGCAACAACACTCCGACAGCTACATATGACAACGGCAGCCTCACCTCTGCGCAGATTAAAACACTGCAAAATTATTACGGTGTCCCTGCAGACGGGGCGTGGGGCGCTGCTTCTTCTAAAGCTGCCGGAAGCCTAGGAGCAGATCAAGCTTGGTATAATTACAAGCTGAACTCCGGCGGGTCTACCGGTGGTATGGGGATCGCAAACTACAACGGCTTGAAGCGCACCATTTTGACATACGCAGGGGCCGGAAAGAATGACAGCGCGGCATCTTACATCGCTGCAAATTGGGATAGCCTGAATTCTGTACAGCAGAGCGATCTTAAAAAATACTTGGCTGAAATCGGCATCTCGATTTAGTAGGAGGGCCAAATGGCAAAGTTGAACATCAAATTTAATAGCGGGGATTCGTATTCGTTTGATACGAAAACCGCAAAGGAAAAGCCCGCCTCCATTCAGAAGGAAATGCAAAGAAGTGATTCGCGTGGGGTATCCTCTTCTGCACCCAAGAAAACCTTTAGCTGGTACAACGATCAGAACACGCCTAACTTTGACCCGGCCACAGCAGGGGATGCAGTAGAGAACCTGACAAAGACCAAAACCGTTATCGCGGGCGCAGGCCGCGGCGGCGGGAGGACCACCACGCGGGAAATTCAGGTGCCTACGCTGGCAGGCCGAATTAACGCTATGACTACCGGAGCATTGGAAAACAGCGCCGGCGGAATGCTGTCTGCCGCCGGGACCGTTGTTTCCGGCCTGTCCGCGCTGAACGGCGGGCAGAATCGGACAGTAAAAAATTTGGGGCAGGGCTTAAACCGCGCGGGGGATGCGGCCAATGAGGACGCGGCAAAGCAAACCAATTTTGCAAAAGAGAATACAAGTGCGGCGGGGCGATTCCTTGTTGACGTTGGGACCGCCGGAACGCAGATGCTGGCGGATGCGGGAACTGCTGCCCTGACCGGCGGCAGCGCCCTTGTGCCTATGTTTTTGCGGTCGTTCGGCGGCGGTGCTCAGGAGGCGCGGCAGGCCGGAAAAGGCGTCGGAACGCAGCTTGTCTACGGCTTGGGTGAAGGTGCGATTCAGGTCGGCACGGAGAAAATTTCAAACGTCGGCGGTGCATATTCCAAAATGTTCGGAAAAGGCGTCACGGATGATGTGCTGAAAGGCTTTATCAACAAAGCGGCGTCCTCCGCAACGGGCCGTGCGTTCCTGACTGCCGGGGCCAGCGCGGCGGGCGAGGGCTTTGAGGAATTTGTCGGGGATATTCTGGAACCGATCTTGAAGCAGGCAACGACTGTTGACAGCACGGCGCGATTCAACCTCGGCGCGGCGGCTTATGACGCGGCTGTGGGCGCTGCGCTGGGCGGCGTCGGCGCTGCGACGGATATCTCTGCTGGGATTCGGCAGGGGCGCGTTGACCGGGCAGACAGTGCGATCAACAGCGCCTTCGACGCTATGCGGGAAAGCGGGATGTTCTCGCAGGAGGCCAGAGACGCGGCCCAATCTGCGCAAAACAGGTTTATAGCAACGCCCCTTAAAAGTACGCCACATGATCGCACGACGCAGATGTTCATTGATACGCTGGCGGGCAAGAATGCCGCTCAGGAGGCCGCGGGAGCGGCGCAAAGCGGACAGGCGGGTAATTTGACCCCGGAGGCACAGACAGCCCAGAACACGCCTCACGATGCCATTACACAACGGTTGATTAACGATCTTGCGGGGAATAAAAAAACCGTCTCCGAAGCGAAGACGGCAGGACCGGTAAAAGTCGGAAAGGCGACAACCATTTATAATCCCTATCAGGGGGCTACGCCTGTTCAGCAGCAGGTAAAAAACAAAATGATTCCTGACGTTGCCGCAGAAAGTGTCAATGACGCCGTGGCCAGGATGAAAGATGCGGAAACTGCGTCAGTGCCTTACGGTGGAAAAGGGTTTAAAACCATTCTGAGTAAGTTATATGACACGACCTTCCGGCGGTCTACGGGTATTCCCGTCGCAGGAATGATCTATGAAGGGAAAACCTATCTTGTCGATATTGGTTCAGATACCCCTAGAAAAGTGATTAGCGATAAGAATTTAACCCCTGAAAAATTGGCGGTTCTGGACATTTTACCAACAGTTGTGCAGAATGCAGACTATCTAGGAAGTGGCGCCTATGTTCCTCATGGAAATAAGCATAAATTAACAACTCGATTTGATTATTTTGAAACGGAAGTTCGTATTGCGGGAAGCCCCTATGTGGTGTCCTTCGATGTCGAAGTATTCCCCAATGTGAATAACTACCGTACTCACCGTATCAACAAAATAGAGCTGTCCCCAGTTTCAAATGCCGACCCGGGTCCAGTGCCCGGCGCAAGTGAAACGGAAACAGCTCCAATTCAGAAAAACTCGCAAGATACGGTACACAATGCCCATGCCCCGGAGAGCACCGCCCCTGTGATTAACGCCCAAAGCGTCCCGCCGCAAAGTTCTTCTACAAATAGTATATCTCCGTCCGGCGCAAATATCAAGAGTGATTTTTTGCTGGATTTGGTCACGGGAAAAAAGCGGATAGACCAGGGGAAGCTGACGGACGCACAGTTTGAAACCGCCGCCGACCACGGGCTGAATATTGATGCGGATGGAAAGGTATACCGCCCCCTTCCTACGGACCATATCGACCGAAGGACCATTGAATCCGCCGGAAGTCGGGATATGAACGCATTCCAATTCGACCACCCGGAACTGCATGATTACTATAAAAAAGCCGCTGAAAGTCTGCTGGCGGACGCTGACATTTCCATGCAGTTTCCCATGCCCAGACGGACGGAACGTACCGTGAACGGAAAGCGGACAATCCAGAGCGCCATTGACAGCGTTTCCTTGCGTTCCGCGATGGATATGGGCCTTTCCAGAAATCAAATCATCGACGCGGCGCAGTCCCTGATTGACGATCACGGCCAGGAGAACTATGCAGCAGCTAAACGGCTGGAGCTGGTTCTTGATGAAATGCTGACTAATGGCTACACCACGGTATTCGGAGACACGGTAGAACCGAACAGTGCTTACATAGCCGCAAAAAGTGATATCGTCGGCAGCTCCCCGGCAAAAACCGGTGAAGAACTGCCCATTTGGGACATGCCCGAAGCAAATGGGGATAAGATGGACAGCCTCGGCAGTGCGAGAGGCGGGTTCGACCCGTATTCTCAGCTTCAAAACCAGACCGACGCCGTAAACTTCCATGATGACGGGGCAAATGCCGCCCGCGTGGTGGATGTTCCGAAGACCAACTTTGAGGACCGCAATGTGCCGGAGAGCGCAAAGACCGTCATGGGGGCGCAGGGAATTGACGCCGACGATGTGCGCCTGATCGAGCGGCAGATTGCAAACGGAACGCTGGCTTTTGACACGATCACGGATGAAAAGTCCGTTGCCAAAGCTCAGAACACCATCCGCGAAAAAAACTTTGACGGAGCGCTGGAACAATACCGTGCTACCGTTGAAAATAACGTTGCGTCCAAGGATAACACGACGCTGGGGCAGCAGCTTCTTTTACAAGCCATGCGTGACGGCAACACCGCGCATGTATCTGAATTGCTATCCCTGTATACCCGAAATTCTACGACTGCTGCACAGGCTATGCAGGCGCAGGCGATTTTCCGCAAGCTCAGCCCGGAAGGGCAGCTGCTCTCCATTCAGAAAGCGGTGGATTCTTTCAACCAGAAGCACGATACAGACATTGAAATTGACACGGAAGACATGGATGCCTTTGTCAACGCAGCGGACGATGCTGCACGTGGCAAGGCGGCGGAAACCATTTTTAAGAATGTGGCGGAGCAGGCACCCGGCACGTTCAAGGCTAAGTATGACGCCATTCGATACCTCGCCATGCTGGGCAATCCCCGGACCCACATTCGCAATATCCTCGGGAACACGCTTTTTCAGGTCCCTGTAACGGTCAAAAACCGCGTCGGCGGCGTTGCTGAAGCCATCGCCAGCGCGGTCAGCGGCGGGAAATACGAACGCACGAAATCCATTACGGGCGTATCTCCCGCCAGCCAGCTTGCAAAAGAGTGCCGCGCCGATTGGGCCAACGCAAAGGATTTCCTTTCTCATGGCAGCAAATATACAGAGGGGCAAACCTCCCTGTACAATATCGAAGCGGAGCAAAAAGCGTTCAGCGATAAGGGAGCCGGAAAGGTTATCAACAAAGCATCTGAGGTAAACAGCGTTTTGCTGGAAGCGGAAGATACGTTTGCAAAGAAGTTTATTTACACCCAGAGCCTTGCCGGATACCTGAAAGCGAACGGCGTCAAGTCCATTTCTGAGGCTGACGCCGGACTTTTAAACCGGGCCAGAAGCTACGCGGCGCAGGAGGCATTGCGGAATACCTTTAATGATACCAACTCGCTCAGCGAAGCAGTATCAAAGCTCAATGGGCTGCGAGATAACAAGAACCCGGTTTTAAAGGCTGCTGGCTACGGCGTGGAGGGTGTACTTCCATTCAAGAAAACCCCGGCGAATATCCTGATGCGCGGTACGGAGTATTCCCCGGTGGGGGCAATTATGGGGACCGTTGATACAATTCGCGGCGCAAGGTATGGCGATACCGCGAGACTCACGCAGGGGCTTGACCGTATTGCTTCCGGCTTAACCGGCTCGGCCCTGATGGCCGCGGGGGTTCTTGCGGCAGGGGCGGGATACGTGACCGGCGGAGACGATGAAGACGATAAGCAGCAGAACTTTAACGAGTTGACCGGGCATCAGAACTATGCGCTAGAGCTGAAAAACGGGAAGTCAATTACGTTGGATTGGACAGCCCCCGCGGCGATTCCGTTCTTTATGGGTGTTCAGCTTCAGCATGGTATGGAAAATGCAGGGCTCGGCCTTGAAGCCGCTTCGACCGCAATCAAGGGCATGACCGACCCTATGCTGGAAATGACCATGCTGCAGGGGCTGAATGACGTTCTGGACAATGCTGCCTACGCAAAACAGCGGGGCGGCAGTGTAGGCGGTTCAATCGCCACAGCGGCGCTCACAAACTACATCACGCAGGTTTTCCCCACCGCGTTTGGACAGATGGAACGGGCCGGAGATAAAGTCCGGGAGACCACCTATGTTGACAAGAACAGCGGTGTATCTGCGGACTCCCAGTATCTTTTGGGCAAGGTCGCCAACAAAATCCCCGGCGTGGACTATCACCAGATTCCGTTCGTTGACGCATGGGGCCGGGAAGAAGACCAGGGCGACGCGGCAAAGCGGATTTTCAACAACGTGTTCAACCCTGCCTATGTCTCAGATGTGAAGGTGCGGCCCGTGGAGCAGGAATTGCAGCGCCTTTCCGATAAAACCGGCGAAACTTCTGTTTTCCCGCAGAGAGCCGATAAGTCTATTACATACTCTGTCAAGCAGGGAGGCGGGACCGAATCGAAGCAGATGGACTTGACGGCGGATCAGTATGTGAAGTACGCAAAAGCTTTAGGGCAGGAGAAGTACAAGCTTTTAAACAGCGCCATTAGCTCCAATTACTACAAGACCATGAGCGATGCGGAAAAGGCTGATTACGTAGGCAATCTGTATCAGTACGCTGCCGCCCAGGCAAAGGGAACCGTTGCGGCTGGCGCAGTCAACGACGCATGGATTGACAACGCCAAGACCGCCCAGAAGGATATCGGCGTTTCTACGCCGGAGTATATCGCCTTGCATGAAAAATACGGGTCTGCTCTTGTCGGCAGCAGTTATGAAAAGGTAAAAACTGCGGTCAAAGCCGGAATCTCCATTGAGAACTATATGCGCGTCCGGGGGGCCATGGACGAAAACGGCAACGGGAGCATTTCACAGGCCGAGGCGCGGGCTGCACTGGATGCAAGCGGGCTTTCAAGGGCACAAAAGGAAACGCTGTGGCGGTCTATCAATAGCGCGTGGAAAAAGAATCCGTACCAATAAAGGGAAAGAGAGGGCAAATGCCCTCTCTTTTTGCTATTCACAAAATATAACCTTGCCATTTTTTACCGTTTGCTATATTATTAAATCTCAAGCCTTTTCAAAAGGTGGTAGTTTGATGAAAATTTTTAAATTGATAGGGAGACTTACGGATACCAGACGTGGGATGGCCCTGTTCGATGTCTTGCTCTCCATATTTTTAACCATCCTTCTTGGCGGAGTGCTTTCACTTCTCCGGGGTAACTTCATTGAGTCATGCAAGGCGATGTTTCTCATTTTCTTTGCATTTCCGTGTGTGGCCGCGATCTTGCTTTTATCTACAAAAATACCCGAAGATTGGACGCTCGGGTTTGGAGCCGGATTATACTACGGGACCCTTGTAGTATCCGCCCTCTTGGGGGAGGCCGGGTTGTCTATGAGCGATCAATCAGACCAGTTAGTCTTAGGTTTTATCTTTACTGCTCTGGTGTGTTATATTATCTACTTGAAAAAGAATAGTGCATGACAAAAAGAGCAGGTGGCACACTGTCACCCGCTCTTTTTATTTCGGCCTGTTTATTGCTTTCTCACTTTTTCAATTCTCGCTTTCAATGCCTGCATAAGACATTCTTGCGTATCCCCTTTGGCCTGCAGCGCCGCCATAACGTCCACGTCCACGCTCTCCTGCACAACCAGATGGTGGGCGATCACGGGGTGCTGCTGGCCTTGCCGGTGCAGGCGCTTGTTCGCCTGCTGATACTGTTCCAAACTCCACGTGAGGCCAAACCAGATGATGTGATGTCCGCCGGCCTGCAGGTTCAGGCCATACGCACAGCTGGCGGGGTGGGCCAGAAGAATGTCTACTTCTCCGGCATTCCACGCCGTTTCATCGTCCGGCCCTTTGTAGACCCGGACGCGCACGCCGGACCCTTTCAGCGCCTCCAGAATGCGGTCGCGGTCATGCTGGAAGTTGTAGAACACAAGTGCATGTTCCCCGTGCAGCTGTTCTATGATTTCCAGAAAGGCTTCAATTTTGCACCGGTGGATTTCTGTGACATGGCGGTCTACATCGTACACCGCGCCGTTACACAGCTGCAGCAGTTTATTGGTCAGCACAGCAGCAGAGCCAGCTGTGATCGTGTCTTCGTCGATTTCCAGCAGCATGTCCCGTTCCAACTTGTCATACGCCTTTTTCGCGGGTGCATCCAGCACCACCGGCACAATGTCCTCGATGTAGTCCGGCAAGGTCAGATAGTCTTCCGCTTTCATGCTGATACAGATGTCGGAGATTGCCTGCTGAATACTGTCGGCGGCTCCCTGCTGCGGTGTGTAGGTGCGATACTGCTGCCCTGGGTGGGCGTAGTCCTGTGTGAAGAACTGCTCCCGGTAACTAGTCATGGTCCGGCCCAGCCGTTCTCCCCCGTCCAGCAAATAGACCTGCGCAAAAAGGTCTTCAAGGCCGTTCGGCGCGGGGGTGCCGGTCAATTCTACGATGCGCTTGACCCGGCTTCGCACCAGCTTCAGCTTCTTAAATCGCTTCGCCTGCGGATTCTTAAAGCTGCTGGACTCGTCCAAAACCACCATGTCAAAAGGCCAGTCCTGCTGGTAGTAGTCTACCAGCCATGGGATATTCTCCCGATTGATCGTCCAGATATCGCCGGGTGTGTACAGTGCCTTGATCCGCTGCTTTGCTGTTCCAAGCACCGAGACAATGCGCAGATGTTTTAAATGGTCCCAGCTCTGCGCTTCGTTCTGCCAGGTTGCCTCTGCTACTTTTTTCGGCGCTACGATCAGTACTCGGGAAACCTGCCAGCGGTTATACCGCAGATCGTTGATGGCCGTTAGGGTTTCCACGGTCTTACCTAAACCCATATCTTGAAAGAGCCCGATAGCCGGGTCCTGTATGATCCGCTCAACAGCGTAGCGCTGGTACGGATGGGGCGTGAACTTCATTGCAGCACCGCCCTCTCTGCAAATTCCTTGACCTGATCCAGCCCCTTTAGCACACGGACATCCGCGCCGCGCTTCTGCATTTCGGATATCTGCCATTTCTGAATGGCCGCCAAGCGGCCTACCTCCGTCTTCAACTCAACAAATATGATCTGGCCCCCGGGCAGGAGGACTAGCCGGTCCGGGACGCCGGGATTGCCGGGAGAGACGAATTTAAAATACAGGCCGCCCTGGGCGCGTACCATCTTGCCAAGTTTGGCCTCGATTGCACTTTCTTTCATAATCTTTCCTCCGCTGAACTTACCGCCGGAAATGGCGAAACTACGCAATTGCTTAATAGCGGCAGTCGGTACAACTTTCGACCTTCCCGCAGCCTTGATGTGATCCGGCAGTCCTCCCCCGTCAGCTTCGCCAGCACCCGACCCAGTCGGTTTGCAGAGGGCTTTGCCTCCAGTCTGGACGCCACCTGTGCCGATGTAAACTCACCCCACTGCTCACTAGGCAGGTCATAGTTGAGCATATCCCGCAGCTCGTCTTCAAAGTCAAGGGAACGCGTGTAGGCGGTGTTAATGTCCTCCAATTGCTGGCGTTCTTCTCTTGTCAGCCGGAACGCGTTGGGTGTAGCTAGATACTCTTGCCGCATCTGCGCCCACAGCTGGATTTTCCACTCGTTGGTGATCGCAAACAGCCGGTCAAGGTCTATGTGATCCAGCGGGACCGTCCAGAAACGGCGGTTGCCGGTATCGTCGATCAAGTATTCTCCAGGGTTCACTGTGCCGCAGAAGGACGTTCTGCGCGGCCTGCGGACGGCGTCTCTGGCGTATGGGGTCCGGTACTCGTCCATATCCTGCGTGAGGAACGCTTTCAGTCCGGCGCTGTCGCGGGAGGTCGTGCGGTCAAGTTCGCCCAGCTCACAGATCCAGCTGTTGAGCGCCTGCATATAGGTGTCTTTATTCCGCAAATCGAGTTTAGCACCCTCTTTAAACATACGCGGCAGCGGCACCAGCTGGCGTAGGGCGCTGGTCTTGCCAAGGCCCTGCTCTCCTTGCAGGACGAGAACTCCGTCGGCCCCCTGCGGGTTGTATTCGTCGTTATAGGCCATGGCCACGCATTGAAGCAGCCACTTGCGGATCAGCGTCTGGGATAGAGGATCGGTTACCCCCCAGATGTCGTAAAGCTCTGTGACGCGGTCCGCGTTATCCCACTGTGTTGCCGTGAACATTTCTAGCACCGGGTTAAAGCGTTTTTCCTCGGCGATGACGTCCAGACAATCCGCGATGGTGTTCTTTGCCGCTCCCTTTGCCCCGGCGGAACGCAGATGATCAAGTAGCCGCACGGGCAGCAGATTTTCCGCATTGGCCCGTGACCACTCTTTAGGATAGCCGGACAGCTCTACGTGCCAGGTGACCTCGTTCAGCTTAATCTGTATACCCAGCAGCGCCACCAAACGGCGAACGACATCGGTTGTCAGCACCTCGCCTTTCAGCCCGCCAAGGAACATAGCAAGCTCTGCCTCGTTGGGCGTAACGGGATTTCCCGTTTCAGTCTTCTGAAACGCCTCTAATATCTTTTGCCCGTTTTCTTTGTGCAGCAGGTCGGAGACGGTGGCATCGTGCTTGCACAGTTCCAGCATAGCTATGTTGGATGGAAGCCGGTTCGTGGGAGTCTCCGGGGCGACATCGTCGTCCTGATCTCCAAATTTGTGCAGGCGGACCAGATCGAACGAGTTTACCAGCCTGCCCCCGCAGGGGTCGGTGGCATGGTGGGAAAAAAGAAATTTGCCGCCATCGTAAATGATTGCTCCGCCGGTGGTGCTGCCGCCGGTATAGGTATAACGGTCATCGAAGCCCGGAACGGGTTCATAGACACCCGGCAGAAACGCATCCATGGCTTGCAGCACGTCGTATGTACGGCAGAACGCACCAATAACGCCCTGCTTCTCCTCCGGGTCGCCCTGCCGCGCGGCAAGGCGCTTGGGGGCTTTTTCTGCGCCCGGAACCTGCGGCCATGCGGCCACGTTACGCCAGTCCGCATACAGCCCCAGCATTCCATCAGCGGACAGCAGGGGCTTGTCCCCGGTCTGATAGACATACTCGCTATCGGCGCAGCAGCTAGGGAAGTACATAAGCCGGGACGGCTCAAAGGTGGACGGGTCGGCCATTTCCATGCCGATCATCTCCGCCAGCTTCCGGGCGACGGCCTCATACTCGTCGGGCGTGGCCGTGCGGTCCAGCGGCACGACGATGCGCAGCCGCGGTGCAGCGGGAGAATGCTTGCGGGTGGAGTACACGCAGTAACCGCAGCCCAGCCCCTCCACGCGCCGCAGGACGGCATCCGTCTGCCCAGCGGGAATGTGGTCAAGGTCGAGGGTCAGGACGTCCCTGCCGCGCACAGAGCCAGCCTTGCGGCGTCCCCCGACGATCTCCCCGCCGACAAAGCCGCCCACGTCCTTTAGCGTGTCCTGCTGGGCTTTTTGCATGGACATGTAGGCGTCCAGCGTCTCCTGCCCCCGGGCGGGCGTTTGCAGCTTGGCATATAGTTCGGAAATCAGCAGCGTCTGCGGCGTCCAGACCTTGGCCTGTCGGCTTGCCCCGGTGCTGATTATAATTTTTTGGTCATTTATCATCATGGAGGGGTACTCCTTTACAGATGGGGGGATTTGGGATATTATGGAGAAAAATTTTGAAAGTAAAAGGCGGGGATAATTGTGTCTGAAGGCTTAATGGGCGTAGCAATTGGCGCTGTTGCCGCAATTTCGGGCGGACTTATCGGTGAAATTTACAAATATCATATGGAAATACAGCAGTATAAGCGAACACGAATGCAAGAGGCTTATGAATTAGCCGAAAGATCTATTATACAGGGAGGCGTCTTTTGTAAATTCATGTCTGGGGACGAGCTTCGAGCAACAATTGAAAGTACACAAATTAAATTTTCTCTGTTTGCAAGTAATAAGGCTGAAACTCTATTTGATAAGATTTCAGAATTAAACTCAAGACCTCAATTGACTGATAATGAGAGAATCGAATTTGATGAATTGCATATACAACTTATAAAGCAGATGAGAAAAGATCTTAATATTGATAAATAATTTTAAGATCAATCCTTTTTAAAAGAAGTATCTGCCCACCCGTCGGCATTGAGTGCTACACATCGAGAACTTGGTTTGCCGATCAGATGGAGTGATTTGGGATATATAGAGAAATACAAAATTTGAGGTGGAGCCATATGGAAGACAAGCATAAAGGCCCTTGGTATCTAAATCCATTTGTTGACTTCCTATTTTTACTTCTAATTGTTATCGCGACTCCTATTATCGTGAATAACGGGTTAGAAACTTGGGCCCTTCATTCGGCACCTAGCTTGAACAATGCTAATTGGCTTGGCTTTTGGGGGTCTTATGCTGGGAGCGCACTTGGCGTTTTGGCAACGTTGGTTGCTTTTTCTTTTACCTATTATCAAAATAATAAGCAAAGCAAAGATATAAAGGCACAGAATAAAATCATTCAGGAACAAAATCAAGCGATACAAGAGCAAAACAGATTAGCCGAGGAGAGAGAGTGGGAACAAGCAAGATTACAAGCGTTACCTTTCATTAACTTATCTTTAGCAAGGGATGCAAGTTCAATTGACTTAAAGTTTTATCTTGACTTTGATGGGTGGGCAATCACTTCAAATCCGGATTGTATACCTATAGCTTTTATTTTTGAGAACATTGGTGCTGGTCCTGCTGTTGAAGTGAGTGTTTCAAGTGCAGATCTCGGGCACTTTTCTCCAGGAGGGTCTAAAAGGATATCGATAGGACTTCCGGTATCGGATAAAGTCGATATCCTACGTTTCAAAATTAAATTCTTTGACCGTGAAGATCGCGCATATGTAGAGCATGTAATCTTGCATAATAATGGAAGTGGCTATAAGATCTCAAAAGTTACACCACCTAAATTGCTTATTGGTATTTGACTTTTGCCGAAATTGTACGTAATTCACTCCTTGTTTTCATTTTAACTTTCAGTGTGGTCAGAGCTCTTTTCGGGCGGGCGCAGGTAGAACTTTGCTCCCATCTCCAACATGTCCTCATACGTTGACCGACCACCGAGATTATTAGTCAGATAAACTATGTCGTCCTCGTTACTACAATTCTCCGTGTTGTATGCGACAAGCGCCGGTATGCATACGTCATCGTCAAGGACGACGAACACCCTCTCGTTATCCATCTTCCGAAGCTGTTCCAGCGTCAGCGGCTCGTTGGCGGGCTGGGCGCGGCGAACTGTGTCCAGCAGTCCCGGCAGGGCATTGTGCATAGCCGCAAAATAGGCCGCATCAGCTATGGTCATTCCGGCGTTATACAAGGTCTCGCCAGCCATATACCGCCCATAACCAGCCCCGTAGTTTTCGTGCATGTCCTGCAGCTTTTCCAGGTCATCACTCCCGCAGAACGGGCTAGGTTTTAATTTATCAATTTTCATTTATGTCAACTCTTCTAACTAGTAAAATTTTTGAATCCACAAATCCACCTTTTCAAAGCTTTTTCTGAAAACCCCCATCCCACCCTAAAAATTAAATAGTCTAAAAAGTTGTCATTCCACGCTTAAAGTTAAAAGCCCTAAATATGATTTGCGCCAAGATTAATCTCAGTCCTTTTTAAAATAAGTATCCACCCAGCCGTCCGCGTTGAGCGGCAAGCCGGGGGCCCATGGGATAGGCTTGGACATGATCTCCACGACCTTGTCCAGATCGGCAAGGCCCTCCGGTACTTCCAGCACAACTTCATCGTGGATGTCAAAGACGATGGGATACCCGGCGGCGTTCAGCTGCTCCATGGCGTAGAAAAGGCAGTCACGGGCCACGGCCTGCGTGATGTTCTCCACCAGCTTGCCGCCGTAGGTCTCAACGGGTTTCCAGTTAGCCCCATCCTGCCCCCAGTATAGAATGCTGTCCTCGCCAAAGTGGTTCTTTCCGATGTGCGGGCCGGGATAATAGAGCTTGCGGCCACAGGGCAGCAGGATCGTCATAAAGTCCAGCCCTACATCCCGGTAAATCTCCCGGGCGACGGTCACACGGCCTACTCTGGTAGCCTGCCCGGACGTGACAGCCCTGTACGCGGCGTCGTTGACGTCGTACCAAAATTGAACCGTGTGCGGGTTGGCACTGCGCCAGCGCCGGACAATGTCCGGCATATCGGCTTCCGGCAGATCGTCTTCCGTCATGCCCAGTGTCTTGCGCATGTTAATGAGGGCGCCCTTGCCGCCTTGATAGCCCAGAGCCAGCGTGGCAACCTTTCCTTTTTTGCGGTAGGCATACTCCGGGTTGCCTTTCTTGATGCGGTCAAAGGGCACGCCGAACATCTGCGCGGCGGTGGTCTCATAGATTTTCCCATGAGTGCGGAACACGTCCAGCACCCATTCCTCGCCGGACAGCCACGCGATCACACGGGCCTCGATGGCGGAGAAATCAGCGTCCACAAAGGTCATGCCGGGAGCAGCGATCAGCGACGTGCGGATCAGCGCGGAGAGCGCCTGCGGGACGTTGCCATAGACCGCTATCAGGCCGTCCAGATTGCGGGACTTCACCAGCTCCCGCGCGGCGGCCTCCGCCGGTACAGTGTCGTGGGGCAGGTTCTGGACCTGTACCAGCCGTCCCGCCTCCCGGCCTGTCCGGTTGGCCCCGTAGAATTGCAGCAGGCCGCGAATACGTCCGTCCGCGCACACACAGGTTTCAATGGCGTTGTATTTCTTGGTGGAGGTCTTGGAGAGTTCCTGCCGCAGTTCCAGCATACGGGCCGCCTTGTCGCTGGGTACGCCCTGGGCAAGCAAATCCGTGACGGTGTTTTTGCGGACATCCGGCAGATCGTCTTCCAGCTCTTCATTCAGCCATTTCAAAAGCTGGTCTCGGCTGTTGGGGTTAGCGAGGCCGGTCAGCTCCTTGGCCTCCTGCAGCTGGACTTCGTGGACAATGGAGCCGATTTCGATAGCGCCGTCCACCAGCTGCTGATCCACGGCCACGCCGTGAAGGTTGATAATCTGATCGTGGACCCACTGCTGCTGTACATCCTCCGGCACCGGCACCACGGACAGCCGGCGTTCGATCTCCTGCTCTGAAACAACGTCCCCGGCGTTGTAGGTCTTGAAAAGATCCCACTTTGCCGGGTCGTGTTGGGGCAGGTTGCGTGTGCGGCCGCCGTTGACCTTGGATGGCTTGCACGGGATGCAGAAATAGCGGATCAATGCTCCGCCGGTGCGGAGCTTCTGCTTGTCTTCCGGCAGACCCATGGCAGGGCCGACGTTCTTCAGGGCGGCGGGGTATCCACAGTAAAGCGCGTGGAGCTGGGTGTCGTGCCACTGTGGTAACCAGATTTTAGGTGAGTAAGAAGTGTAGTTCTCAAGTCCGAAGTACCGACTCAGGCAATACCACTCAAACGCGGCGTTGAAAGCGTGCTTGATGCACTGCGAATCAAACAGCCAGCCCGCGGCATTCTGCGGGATGCGGGCCCCCGGCTGGGTTAGGTCCATGACCTGCACCGGCGCTCCGTCGAGGCTGTATCCAAAAAGCAGGATCTGAAAGTCGGGACTCTGCGCGTATTTGTAGAGACCGGCCTTGGCAATCGGTACGGAGCTGTACGTCTCCAGGTCAATATTTAAGTGGTGCTGCATGATTTACCTCCCGGATTGGAAGGGCCCCCGAAGGGGCCCTTTTTGTTTACATTCCCATGACCGGCATGCCGGTGGGGATGGGCTGTCCGGTGATGGGGTCCACCGGCCACTGCTGGGGGTACGCCGGAGCTTGCTGCGGATACACGGGTGCCACCTGCTGGGGATAGGTGGGCGCGGGTGCTGCCTGCTGGGGAGGATACGCAGGCACGGGCGCTGCCTGCTGGGGATAGGCGGGGGCTTGCTGCGGATACATGGGCGCAGCTGCCGGCGTGGGGGCATATCCGGGAACTGCGTAACCCGGCGTTGCGGGCATAGACGCGGGCTGCTGGACCACAGGAGCGCCAAATGCTTCAGCAGCAGTTACCTGACCGCTCCCAAGCGGTTCACCGTCGCGAACGAACTGAACGGCGTTGAGAATCGAAGTAATGCCCTTGGACTGATTGCTGTATGGGACTAGCGTAGCGTTCACACGGACGTAGCAGCCGCTATACACCTTGCGAGAATCAAGAATCTCTTGGTTTCGCTGGTCTACAACCAGTGGCTTATTCTCAACGTTCGATTTGCATTTCAGCACATAGTAGCCCTTGCACTCAGGGCCATAAGGCGTGCCATCAGTCTTGACACCGTCACCGTCAGCAAGTCCCCCCAGCAATACCGGGGGCAACGAGCCGTTCCATTTTTTCTGAACACCATAATTCTTAGCGTCTTCATAGGCGGCGCTGAATGCTGCAAGCGTGGCCGCGTCCGTCTTGGGAATCAAGGCCGTAATGGAATATGCGGGATCGCAACCGGGGGCGGCGTCAGGAGTGAACAGATGGACAAAAGAAGCCCGAACCTCGCCGGTTGTAAAAGTAGATGCGTTCATAGGTTATAGTCCTTTCTGGTCGCCAAATGCGACCTCTGCAAAGTTGTACGGTTTCCGTTTATCGGATTCAGGAACCAGCGCGGGTTTGCCGGGATGCGCAATGACATGACCAGCGGCAGTTTCGGAAAAGGCCTTTTTTCCGAGAATCTTTTCAAGACCGGCCACGGTGATGGGCTTGCGCTCCCACAGCATGGCTTCAGCCACGCCGCGCTGCTGGAAGTCTGCAAAGGCTGCGTCCAGGTTGTCCCAGTCTCTGGAACTGCGGCCCTCCACGGCCTTAAAGCCCGCGATCTGCTTACCGTCCAGACACGCTTGCAGCGCGTAGTCCTTCAGATCGTTGTACCAGGACACCAATCCCTCAGCTTGCTGGAGGGCTTGTCCGACCTCCGCATCAGAGAGCAGCGGCGGGAGTTTCTTGCCGAACGTCTCCACGGCGAGGACTTTATTTGCCCGCTCCCGGCACTGGTTTTTCAGAGGACAGAACCGGCACCATTCACCAGGGCAGGGCTCCCCGGGATCTTCGCTGTCTGCCAACTCTGCCGCGGGAGCGAGGACTTCCTTTCCCCACGTCTCCAACTCCGTCCGGCTGATCTCCCAGTCGGACACGGATTTCAAAGCAGGCTGAACAATGGTCATTTTGATGGTCTGGATAGAGTTCCCGTAAATCAGTGCGTACATGGCCAGAGCGCCCAGCGCGTAGGTCATCATCTGCGGGTTATGGTCGGCTTCCACAGGGACGCCGGCGCCGTTCTTGTAGTCCGTCACCCACAGAACGCTTTCGGCAATTTGGATACAGTCAGCGGTGCCGGTGGCCGGGGTCCCGTCATCTTTCGTTTCGCAGGTGAAGATACCCACCGGAACAGAGGTTTCCAAAGCGATGAAGGGCGCGGACTGGAATGCCATGGCATGCTGTTCCAACGTCTCAACGTACAGGTCCGTGTAGCCATCCATTTCGGGGACGTAGAGCGGGTCTTCCTGCAGCTTCTTCAGCTGCGCGTTATATGTACGCTTGTTCAGCACCGTGAACCGCTTGCGGGCTTTTAACTCTGCGATAGAGTGGGCCAGCCTGCCCGCCTCCGCATAAGCGCTGGTTGTTGCCGGGATGCCCTCACTCAGCTTGATGGAGGCGGGGCAGTGAATCCACCGATGCGCGGAGGACGGGGACTTTCTGGCGTGGTATTCAGGCGTCGGCATCAGAGCTGCGCCCCCAGTCCCCGAAGTGCCATTGCAAAGGCCCCATACTGTGCCTCCGGGAGCATATTTACCACCGGAACGCCGAACTGATGCAACAGGGCTTGCAACTGTGGCACCTTGCCCGCTGCGGCTAGATATGCGCCAGCGTTTGAAATCTGTTCGAGGGTGTATGTAGGCGCGGAGGTGGGTGCTACAGGAGCCGCTGTGGGAACGGGCGGTGCCATGGACGGAATCGCCGGGGTGAAGTTAGGCGCGGGCGTGGTGGTAGGCACAGCGGTCTGCGGCTGGACACCGGTCATGTAAGCGGGGATGGGGGCAAAAGCCGAAACCGCAGGGGTAGGGTTTACACTAGGCACGGGTACAACCGGCGCAGGAATGGGAGCGGGCGCAATCGGGGCAGCAGTCGCCGGTGCAGGATTCGGTGCAGGGGTGGGCGGCACAATGGGTGTGGTTTGCGCAGCCGATGCAGGAGCACTCTGCGCAGCGGTAGGGTTTTCGGGCCACTGCATCTTGACTTCCGCGCCGGACTGGGACGCCTGCTTCAAGAAGTCCACGGAGTCGCAGAAGCGTTTCATTACCTGAATGTTCTCGTCACTCAGGGAAAGGCCAAGGGTCAGATCAGATTTATTAGCCATTTTCGTTTTTCTCCTTCATTACGTAGTCATAGATGGTTTTGTATGTGAACTTCCGCGCGGTCGGTTTACCGGGCAGCAGAGGATTCTTGGCGCGGATCGCGTTATCCGCTACAATTTCGATAAGGTTCATAGACAGGCCGATTTCATAAGCGTGGATGACTTCGGCCTTTACTTTCTGGATAGCAAGGTCATTACTATGCTGGAATCGCTGTAAGCTGCTTTGGGTGATCCGCTTCTGCGCGTCTTTGACCAGCTTGTTTTCCCGCACTAGTCCGTTCACCCAGTATGTTGATGTACCCAAAGCGGCCGCAGCTTCCTCGCGGGTGAGAGACGCGGGCGCATCACGACATTTTTCAGTCTTCATCTTGACAAATCTCACTTTCTGGATAATAATGGATAATATTCCTTTCTCTTGCCGTCTCCGGTCTGACTCACCGGGGGCGGCCCTTTCATTTTCTTATGCACCGGCAGAACGGGCAGAGATATGGCCGGGGGTCATTGCGCAGCCGGGAGACATTCCAACGCCGGTAACAGCGGGTGCAGATGAGGTAACGAGGTTTCATGGCACGGCCTCCAGTTCTGCTATGGCCCGAAATATTGGATATGCCTGTTGCGGAACTACGGCGTTTCCAAGGCATTTAAGTCTGTCCACCCGATGGGAAACCCCATTAGCCACTCGACCCACGTCGGGTTCAGTTGCCCACCAGCCACCGACTGTAAGTCCGGTGCGCCCTGCCGATTTGGGGCATTGCTTACGCCGGTCGCGCTCTGCGCCCTCGGCGTCGGAAACATAGCCACTTTCTGTGACAACAGGATTGACCTGGTGGACGTTGCATCTGCTCTTAGTTTTTTGTCCAACCCGCAGGCATCCATTGACGTCGGAGTCGGCCACATATGTACTGCTCGTCCCAAAAGCCCGTTCACCGGAACATTCTTGCAACTCTCCGCGCTGCCGTCCTTGTAATCCCTCGTCGTGGGTGTCGGCCATAATCCGGCTCTTATTTGAACGATCTGCGCAAGGTTCAACGTATGCCGGTTTTCTTGACTCGGGGACATCTCTTGATCCGCTCTTCCGCTCGTAGGCGTTGGCCACATCTGCACAAATTCCACGGGGTTCAGAGTCTTGCTCTGAAATTTCTCTGAACGCACATTGTGGTTTGCATTCGCAGCTTGCGGAGTTCCAACCCACAAAGAACACCCGTTCTCGTCTGTGTGGCGCTCCGACAGCCGCAGCTTCAAAATTAAATACGGTGACAGCGTATCCCTCACGCTCCAAGTCCTCGCAAACTGTTCTCCCGGCAATACGCAGGATTCCAGGTACGTTCTCACCGATAACCCAACGCGGCGTAAGTTCTCGGATAACTCGGAGCATTTCCGGCCATAAGTAACGGTCGTCTTCTTTTCCTTTTTGCTTTCCAGCCACGGAAAAAGGCTGGCAGGGAAATCCTCCTGAAATAATGTCAACTGTTCTGTGGCCTGTCTGCTCATAAAAACTCTCCTTTGTGAGTGTCCGAATATCTCTCCAGCGCGGTACACTCGGCCAGTGCTTTTCCAGCACCTTTGTTTGATAGTCTGCAAACTCACATTGACCGACTGTTTTAAAACCGGCCCATTCGGCAGCCAAGTCAAGGCCACCGATTCCGCTGAACAGGGATAGATGATTCAGGCTCAATTCGTCTCCACCTCCGGTCCCACCCACCAGACAGTCAGGCTCTTCCTCCCGCACTGCATGGCGTAGTCATAGTCCGGCGTGTATATATCAACAGCATTTCCCGTGACTCCGGTATCCGTAGCCCACAGCTGCTCGATGCTTCCGTCGGCGTACTGGACGAATACGTCCGAATACAGTGGGATTACAGACTTATCAACCGCGCAGGTCAGGTGCTCCACCACCGGCAGGCCGGAATATGTAATGCCATAGGCGGGGTCTCCGGGCTGCTTGCCACAGGTGTCCGAGGTGTACCACGTCACCGTGCAATCGTTGATTACGTTTGCCTTTGCCAGCAGAGCGGCTTGGATATTTGCGTTTTCGTCTAACTCCGGGATATCCGGCGCTTCCCAGCACTGCGCGGGGCCGACCGGCTCAGCAAGCTTGTCCGTGATAACGGGCGGCTCTGCTGATCTCGCCGGGGTAGTTAACGCTGCTAGCACGAAAGCGACGACAAGCACCGTCGCAAGCGTGAGAACGAGCCGTGCAATGAGGCGCTTTTTTCGTTTAACCATTGCTTGTCCTCTCTCGCGCCATACAGCGGGCCAGCGTCGGCACACTGATATAGCCATTTACAAATGGGAATAGCTTGTGCATCGTTGCGTAGCTCTTAATGCCTGTAAATTCCATTGTCTCTTTCACGTTGAGCATTTGGCGGCCTTTTGAAAAGTCAAGGACCTGCTCCAGATTGTCCCGGTAAAACTCAGACTCACGACTCATACGGTGTTTCCTTTCTTACGTTCTGATGAAATCGGCGGGAACCCGCCGAGCTTGTACTGCTTCTTTTTCTTTGGCATATGAACCTCATTGCTTTTTTGGGTTGACTTATATTGTAAAAATTTGTAATATATTTTCTGGGGTGACGATTATGGGAATTTTCTCGGGTATTGATGCCTTACGAAAAGTACAGAAGATGAAGCAAGGCGGTGTTTATCAGCTATCCGCGGCGCAAATTTCCTGTATGCTTGTCAATTTGCCAGATGCTAAAAAGCGGCTGGACGCTGAACAGTTCGCTTGTGTAGATCAGCTTTACCAGCTCTATCAGAAAAAGACAGATATGCGGTATTACAACTACGCGCAATATCTTGAAAAAGCAGTGGATATGGTCGCACGATTCAATGTATTCGCGCCTTACAATAGGTACAGCGGGGGAGGAAATGCGGAAACGTTGCTTCTTGTTCGGGAGTTGGACAAATTTGACGGGGACGGTATGATTGAAGCATATCGGGCAAAGCATGAGGAACTTGAGCAGTTGGAAGACATGCTCTCGCAATTGGAAAAACTCCTGCAGGAAGCAAAACAAACGATTTCAAATTGCATTCCAAAAACGGAGATTCTTCGGCTGGTTGCTCGCGGAGAACTGGAAAAAACCGTTTTAGACGCCTATGAGGCACAAGAACAGTCGGTTATCGGAACACCTTCTATGATCGAAACTACAAAGCAGAGGATTTCACAAACCAGAGAAGAAATGGATAACATATTGACTGGTTAACTGGGTCTGACGAATACAGAGTATTTCATACAATCCGCTTTTTCTCAGACTTCACGCCGAGTTCCAACAGATACCGAATGATCTGGGAATAAGTTCGGCTCTTAAACTGTTCCGTGGCTTTTAGTGTTTCTACCGCGTCCTCTAAATCATCAGGGAGTGAGATCGTAATACGCCGCATGGTGGTCATTCAAACAGCTCCTTTCTAAAGTGGTGTACTTTTAAAAGCTTTGCGCAGGTGGTTCACTTTCTAAAATATACCATGATTAGTGAACCACTACAACTGGCGAAGTACCCAAAGAAGTTCACCACTTTTTAACACTGGTACACCACTTTACTCTTTACAAAGTGGTGTACCAGTGTTATACTTTCGCATAAGGAAGGAGGGCGAATAATATGGCAACAGAAAAACCAAGATTTTCCGTGACACTGGAAGACTCGATGATGCAGCAAGTAGACGATTATCAATTCTCAAATCGCTTTGCCACACGTAGCAAGGCGGTGGTCGACTTGGTACGTAAGGGCCTTGCAGAATTGGAGAGTATGGCAGAAAAAGAAAGCGCCTCCCCCTATTCAGGAGAGGCGCTAAAACTGGCAAAAGACTATGACGGGTTAGATAATTGGGGCAAGCAGGCGGTCAGGGATTTAGCCGACGTGGAGCTGGCACGCGTGGAAGATGAATCACGGTTCTTCCAAAATACTGAAGTAGAACAGGAACCCAAAGTTATCAACCTGTATCTGGAACCCGCCGCTGCAGGCATCGCAACGCCGCTCGTTGGTCAGGACTATGAACCATACGAGCTGGGACCGGGAGACCCGCCGGGAGCAGCATTTGCAATACGCATTCAGGGTGACTCCATGGAGCCGTATTTCCCAGACGGTTCAACGGCGTTTGTGAATCACGATGCACTGGTGGACGGAGATATCGGTGTCTTCTGCGTGGATGGTGGTACTGTTTGCAAGCAATACCACTACGATAGGGTTTTGGGGATTACGTATCTGTTTTCCTTGAATCGGGAGCGGGCCGACTGTGACGTGGTGATTACGAGGGATAGTAACCAGTCTCTTGTGTGCCAGGGGAGAGTCATGACAAGAAAGCATTTCCCATTGCCCGAGTTGTAACAAAAAAAAGCACCGCCCCGGCGCTACCAACACCGGGACGGCTAGAGCAGATTATCAAGGGGGATTCTTCCTTGGGGCCTCTGCGCCCCTATCTTATCACAGTTGCGACGCGATGAAAAGGGGGATTTTTTATATGGCAAAGTATTATGTGCGGCCAGACGGGCTGCACGAATCCATCAGGACCATCAATGGCAAGCGCGTACCATTTCGAGGAAAGTCGGACCGTGAGGTGGACAAGAAGATTCTGGAATACAAGGAGACCGTAAAGAAGGGCAGGAAGGTCAAGGAGATTGCAAAAGAGTGGCAGATTTCCCGCGAAAGCGAAATTGCAGAAAGTTCTCGTCGTGTTTATTCCTGCGCCATCGGACGGCTAGTTGATTCAGTAGGGGACAAGTATGCCTCTGAGGTTACTCCGCAAGAGCTGCAAACGCAGATTAGCGATTTTGCAAGAACCCACAGCCGGAACACCGCACAAATTGACCTAGCTGTCATAAAAATGGTTTTCGATTCCGCCGTAGTAGCTGGAGATATTGCGACGTCTCCGGCGGACAAGATCCGGCTCCCAAAGCACACGGTGGCTCCAAAACGGCGCAAATCTTTGACGGACGAGCAGGAGAGGGCGCTGGTAGCGATGGAAGACCACAGGGAAGGCGATGGCGTATCCTTCGGATACTTTCTCATGTTTACCGGCTGCCGCCGAGGGGAGGCGCTAGCGCTTTCTTACAGCGATATTGATTTCAAGGCCGGCTGTATTCATATCACAAAAAAGCTGTCCTACGCAAGCGGAAAGCCAACACTTGAACACCATCTGAAAAGCGCCAACGGCTTGCGGGACATTCCGCTACTCCCGCCCCTGGCGGCGCGTATCCCCAAAAATCGGATAGGGCTGTTATTCCCGGGCAAAGATGGTGGGGTTATGAAGGAGTCTGAGATCCGTTCCGCGTGGAAAGCCTACTGCCGTGAAGTCGGGTTGAACGAAATCCAGCAAATCGACGGCGGGGAGATCGTGGAGACGTTTCCGATCACGCCGCATTGCCTCCGGCACAGCTTCGCCACAATCTGCTACGAGGCCGGAATAGACCCCCGGCAGGCGGCGGAGATTGTCGGCGATACGCCCCAGGTTCTGGAGGCGGTTTATACCCATTTGCGGGACGGTCACCGAAAGAGCGCGGCGGACAAACTGGCAGAATATGCGACGGCGCTGGAGCAGTCCATTCTGAGCGGGGAGAAGCGCGGATAGTTTTCCACAGAGTTTTTCACTGTGTAGATTTTCAGAGGCTTTTTGGATTTCACTGTGTATTTTCTGTGTCGTAGAATCTATTAAAACATTTCAGAACATTTCAATTGAAGAATTTTGAAGAACTTAGCAAACCACTGAAAGCGCTAGAAATTCACGAATGATTACAAAGCCTTTGAGAAAATGATAATAAACGGAGCTTTAAGACTTTTGTAACAGTCTGCGCTTTTTTAGTTAACATATTATCGGTATGATCATACTTGCAAGGGACAAAATTTTTTTCATCCAATCTCCTTATGGGCAGGCCGGACGCCATATAGCGTCCGGTTTGTTCTGCTTTCAAGGTTCTCCCCATATAAATACAGCGGTGCTTTGACAGGTGGAAGTTTTATGCCCGCAGAACAATCCAAGGGGCCAACTGGTTCGGGACGGACGGTTTCTTTATTTGCAGGTGTCGGGGTGGTAGGGTGTCCACACTCCGACGCTTCGCCCCAAGCGGGGGATATGATATTTTTTGTGAGCATTGAATATATTGGATGGGAAAGGGGCGGATGTGTGTGTTTGACAGAGTCGAAAGTCCTCGAGTGGATATATATAACGGAATAACAAACGAGTATCTGGGAAGAGCGACCTTCCCCGTTAATCAAAGTGTTGAAAACGCTTTGCTTGGAATGTTAAATAGTGCGACAATTCCAAGATCAATTGTGCTGCAGGATGTTACATTTTTCCCGTCTTCCAGCAGCTATGTGCCCCCGGGAGTTTTCTTAAAATACCCAAGGATTGGGGTTTTTCACGCGGAATTCAGAGATGCAGATTCAAAGCTTTGGATTCCCGCTGAAATCGATACCACTTTTGATGCGCAGACAAGGGGGAACATATCTGGGGACAAATATCATTTTGACAGTGTTGAATATACCGACATTAAACTTCAGGATACCAAAATCCTTCCTCAGGGGGGAAGCCCTCAAGCAGGCACTACATAA